GTTACTCCAGATGGACTACAAAATAACTTAGGTGATTATATTCCACTAAATCAATTAGATGCTCCTGGTGGTGCAGTAAAATTAGATAATGACGGAAATGTTTTAGCTCAAAAGAGTGTAATATTAAATTCAGATCATGATCCAGCCACCGCTCCTCAACCAGGAACAAACTATGGAATTATTGTTGAAAGAGGAACTTCTACAGATGCAGGAATAGTTTGGGATGAAACAGTAGACCAATGGAAAGTATTTGAAAATGGAAATGCATATAATCCTATTGCATCACAAAACTATGTAGCCCAGAATCTTGCAGTAGAAATTAGTAGTCATAATAATGATACTACAGGCGTTCACGGAATATTAAACACTGCCGATTTAGTAACTGAATCTGAATTAACAGCTGCAATAACAATATCTGAAACATCAACTGCAACAGCAATTGCAACAGCAGTTTCAGCTCATCACAATGATACTACAGCAGTTCACGGTATTGCAGATACAGCACAGTTAGTTACTCAAACACAATTAACTGCACAAGGTACAACATTAAGCGCTGATATAGCTACAGCATCAAGCTCAGCCGCTTTAAATTTAGCAATTCATGAAGCAGACACAACAAATATACATGGAATTACAGATACATCACAACTTGCATATCAGTCAGATGTCTCTGCTGCCGAAACTGCAGCAGCCACAGCCCTTGCATCTCACGAATCAGACACAACAAATATTCACGGAATTGCAAACACTGCTCTTTTAGCAACAACATCTTATGTTGATACACAAGTTGCACAGGCTAGCGTTACAGATAAAGCTTACACTGATGCTGAAATTCAAGAATTAGATCTATCAATTGCAACAGATTTATCTACACTAGATGCTTCATTAAAACAGTATACAGATTATGGTATAGCTCAAGAAGTAATTGCTAGAAATAGCAGAATAGCTTCAGATATAACTGCACATCAAAATGATACAACTTCAGTTCATGGAATAGCAGATACTAGCGTACTAGCAACTAACTCGTCTGTTTCTTCAGCAATATCTACTCACAACTCTGATACAACTGATGTTCATGGAATTGCTGATACTGCTCTTTTAACAACACAATCTTATGTTGCCTCTGCTATATCAACACAGGCTGGAATAACAGAAGGCGCTGCAAACTCCTTTACAACTTCAGCAGTATCAACACACAATACTGCTACAACATCGGTTCACGGAATATCTAACACAGCCAACCTTGTATACACAAATGATGTAAGGCTTTCTGATACAAGAGTTCCAACAGATAATTCTGTAGGAACTGCAAAAATTATTAATGACGCAGTAACAAATGAAAAAATATTTGGAGGAATTGATCAGTCTAAGATAACTAATTTAGTTTCAGATTTATCATTAAAGGCTCCATCAGAAGATCCAGTCTTTACTGGTAGCGTAACTCTTCCAACATCAATATCTTTATCAAATTCTTCAATAATAGATCTGACACATTTATCATCAATTACTAGCTCTGTTCAGGGACAAATTAATTTAAAGGCTTCTTTATCTTCTCCAGCTCTTACTGGAATTCCTACTGCTCCAACGGCAGCACCAGGAACTACAACTACACAAATTGCTACGACAGAATACGTACATTTTGAAATAAATGATTTGCTTAATGGTGCTCCAGCAGCCTTAGATACATTAAATGAGTTGGCAGCAGCAATTAATGATGATGCAAATTTTGCTGGAACAGTAACAACAGCCCTAGGATTAAAGGCACCACTTGCCTCACCTACATTTACTGGTACAGTAATTCTTCCAAATTCAACTATTACAGAAGCAATGATTGCAGCAAATGCAATTACAAATGATAAAATTAGCGCATCAGCCGCAATTGATCAATCTAAAATTTCAGGTCTGGTTAGTGACCTGAATCTAAAGGCTCCAAAAGCTTCTCCAACATTTACTGGAACGGTAACAGTTCCAACTCCAGTAAATCCAACAGATGCCGTTAATAAGGCATATGTCGATGCGGGAGCTCAAGATATTATACCTTTAGATAATTTGACTAGCCAATTTAACGGCGCAGAACAAAGGTTCCAGCCAAAATTCAATAATACTGTAGTAAACATAACCAACCCTCTTAGGCTTTTAATAAGCATTAATGGTATAATTCAAATACTAGGAAATCAAGATAATCATTGGTTATCTCCGATACCTCAAGAAGGTTTTTTTGTAGACTCTCAGGGTTATCTGAACTTTGGAGAACCTGTACCAAGAGGATCTACATTTGACGGTAGAGTAATGGGTGGACCTGCCACCAACTCTATAACCAAATCAAAGTATCCGTTTAGACCAATAGATATATTATTAGGAGCGTAAGCACATGGCAAGAAAAATTTTAGTAGAAACACATTATACATTTACACCATCGACTAAGACCTTGGTGATTCCAAAGGCAATCCCACGAGAGAGACTGCTTTTAATTACAAACGTTACCCAAAATCAGGTAATTTATAACTTCTCTGACCCTTCACTTAATGCAACATCTTATGTTTCATTAGAGGCAAATGGTGTCGAGACCACGACCATCGTTTTTGCATATAATACAGCAGCGATGTTGTCTACAGATAAAATTTCAATCACATTGGATGAGGTGGATGAATCATTTACTCCATCAGAAACAATGTTGGATCCAACAAATAAGCTTAGAGTAACTCAGCCACAAGCCCTTATCGATACAGACTTTGAATATGGAACACAGATTTCAAAGTGGGAAAACTTAGCTCTCTACAACAACAAGCCTTTTGCTTACGCATCTCCAACTCCAATTGCAAATATTGGATCAATTACTTACGGCTTGGGAACAAACGTTGTAACCGTAGCATTAACTTCAGGAGTTGGTCCAAATAACGGAGACCCTATTTCTGTACAAGATACATTTGCTCCAGCAGCAAACGGTAACTTTGTTATAGAGTCTGGTGGAGGAACAAATACATTTACTTATACAGCCTCTTCAAAAAATACCCAGTCTAACCTAACAAATATTCTAGACACAAATAAAACAGCAATTTATAGAGCTACAGTATTTAGTGGCGCAAGAATTGGATTTATTCCAACATTAAGCTATTCTACTAATAGAATTAACGTTACTACTACAGTAGACCACGGACTAGCAATTGGAAACGAAATTGTTGTTAAGGGATCAACATCTACAACAAATCCACCAAACGGTAACTTTGTTGTTGCAACAGTTCTTAGCCCAACACAGTTTGTGTATTACGCAAATAACATTCCAACAGGAACACTAGGAGGACCAACAGAAATTTATGTTAGACCTCAAGGTGTTTTCTTGCATAGACCAGCAGACGGCGGAGTAATTTTTGGTACTCAAGCTGGTTCTAACTACGGAGAAGCATATCGTCAAACAAGACGTTATTTTAGATATCAATCTGGTAAGGGCATTCAAATGTCTTCAGGAACAATTCTAAAGCCATACGCAGGTATTGACTCAATTACTTCATCTGGAACAACTGTAACTGTTGTTACAAAAGAAAAGCACTGTATCCAGCCAGGAACTATAGTAAAAATTGGTGGTGCTGATCAATCAGCATACAATGGAACATTTACTGTAAACGATATTCTAGGATACAATAGATTCTCATATACAGCTCTATCTACACCATCAAGCAATATTGCAACTGGTAACGTATTTGCTTCTATTGAAGCATGGTACGGATGTCAAAATAGACTTGGTATGTTTGATGAGCAAAACGGAGTATTTTTTGAGTATGACGGAACAAAGCTTTATGCAGTTCGTAGAAGCTCAACAACTCAACTTTCTGGAAGAATTAACGTAACTAATGGTTCAGACGTTGTTGTTCAATCACTTAGCGAACAACCAACATATTTTAGTAAGCAGTTAATTCCAGGAGATACAATTGTAATTAGAGGACAATCTTACAGAATTACTTCGATTACAAATGATATTGAAATGAATATCTCTCCTGCATATAGAGGAGCAACAGCTTCACTATGTATTTACTCAAAGACAATTGATACAAGAATTCCTCAAGATCAATTTAACATGGACAAGGCAGATGGAACAGGACCTTCACAATATACAATGGACCTTTCTAAGATGCAGATGTTCTATATCGACTATACATGGTATGGAGCAGGATTTATCCGTTGGGGTGTAAGAGGTCCAAAGGGTAACATTATTTATTTGCACAGAATGCAAAACAATAACGTTAACACTGAAGCGTATATGCGCTCTGGTAACCTTCCAGGTAGATATTCTTCAACTACAAACCCTCCTTTTACAAGCCTAACAGATACAGTATTGACTACTGGCACATCTTTGCCAGTAAAAGATACATCAAGATTCCCTAGCTCTGGAACCTTGGTTGTTAGAAATACAACACAGGTTGAGTATGTAAATTATTCTGGTAAAACAGCAACATCATTTACTGGTTTAACTCGTGCAAAGCTTGGTGCACAAAACGTAGCAATTACTATTGGAAGCGGACAAAATAGAGGAAATATCACACTTGGTGCTGATACCGCAAAAATTCAGGTTGGTATGAGAGTTGTTGGTTCAGAATATCCAGACGAGACATTTGTATCAGCAATTAACTACGACACAGGAGCAATTACATTTAGCCAGCCAGTAGCTGCAGCTAACTCTGCTTTCTCAGCAATTCCAATGGGATCAGACGTTCCTCTACAATTTACATATGATGCACAATCACCAGCATGTGTTGAATTAGCTTTCCCAACATTTGCAGCAACTATTTCACACTGGGGAACATCGGTAATTATGGATGGACAGTATGATGAAGATAAGTCTCTTATCTTTACATATGGACAGAGAACTGCAACAACAGTTCCATCAGGAGCAACAAGAGCACTTCTTTCAATTCGTGTAGCACCTTCTGCAGATAACGGAATTGCTGCAAACTTTGGTGCTCGTGAAATTGTAAATAGAATGCAGCTTGCCATGAGAGCCCTTGACGTATCTGTATCATCAGGTTCAACATTCTTGGTGAGCGCAATACTTAATGGAACACCATCGCAATCATTAACATGGACAAACGCAGTAGGTAACGTAACAGGCGCAGTTAACTCATCTCTTGCACAGATTGCAGACTATTCTGGTCAAAGCGCAACAGTTTCTGGCGGAGAAGTTACTGGTGGATTCTTTACCACTGGAACAAACTCAGTTGATTTGTCTACACTTAGAGATCTAGGAAACTCTATCTTGGGTGGAGGAGGAACCGTAACAACTTCTGGCATTTATCCAGACGGTCCAGACGTTCTAACAATTACAGCAACAAACCTCGGAGGGTCAACTGCTAGCGTTTACTCTCGTCTATCTTGGACAGAAGCATCAGCGTAAAAGAATAAGGAGGAGACTTAAATGTCTGTACAAAAAGTAAAAATACCTTATAACGCTGAACTATCAGTAAAAACTCTGTCGGTAGCAGAAGAATTTGGTGTTAATGGTTCCGCCACACTAGGCGGAACTGTTAACCTTACTGGAACTATGAATACTGGTAATGGAACATTAAATTTTTCAGATGGACCTCAGTCTAAACAAGGCGTTCCTTCTATTACCAAAATAAATAAAGTATTTTCAAATTATACTCTTTCTTCTTTAGACGAAAGAGACTCTATAATTGAAATGGCATTAAAGGTTGCTGGAACACTAACTGTTCCAGCAGATACACCTGCTCTAACATTTCCAATAGGAACAACTATAGATGTTATTCAAACTAATTCTGGTCAAATTACTATAGGTGGTGCTTTTGGAGTTAATCTTAATGCTACTCCAGGATTAAAAATAAGAAGTCAGTGGTCAATTGCCACTCTATTAAAACGGGATGCTAACACATGGTTAGTATTCGGAGATCTTACGGCTTAGGAGTATAAGTGGGAAAGAAATCTGGTAAGAAGTCAGCAGCGGCAGGCGATTTTGAAAAGCCGTTGCCACCACTTAACCCTGTAGCAACAGATGTTGGAACAAATAGACTTTTTAACAACGGAGCTGCAACAGTAAGCTTTACAGTAGATCCATTAAGTACTGTTCCAACAAGCTTTACAGTAAGATCTACTCCAGGAAGTTTTACTGGTGAAGGATCGGCAAGCCCAATTACAGTTGTAGGACTTCAAAGTAATGTTAATTATACTTTTAAAGTTTTAGCAACAAATGCTAATGGTAACTCAGATGAATCTGTATCTTCAAATCAGATTTTAGCAACTACAGTTCCTGGTATTCCAAGAACTCCAGCAGTTTCGTCAACTGTAGCAGATCAAGATGTTGTATCTTGGACCGCACCAGCAAATGACGGTGGAAAAGCTATTTCTAGTTATAGAATTACATCTAGTGATCCAAACCCTCAGCCACCTTCAGATGGAACACCAGGTCCAGTTTATAATAACGTAACATCACCATACACAATCTCAGAGGTTGGTGGAACTTCACAGTCTTATACAGTAGTAGCAATTAATGCTAACGGAACTTCTGTTGGAGCTACAACAAATCAAGTAACAACATTCTTCAGCCCACCGTCATTCTTTGGCCCACCAGGATTCTTTGCCCCACCAGCATTTTTCTTGCCACCAACTTTCTTCGTTCCACCTCTTTTCTTTACGCCACCAGATTTCTTTGCACCACCACGCTTCTTTGCACCACCACGTTTCTTTTCTCCCCCAGGGTTCTTTGCACCACCAGGATTCTTTGGCCCACCGTTCTTCTTTGGACCCCCAGCATTCTTTGGTCCTCCAGGATTCTTCAGCCCACCAGGATTCTTTGCCCCACCAGCGTTTTTTAGCCCACCACGTTTCTTCGGCCCACCGTTCTTCTTCGGCCCTCCAGGGTTCTTCGGCCCTCCAGGATTTTTTGCACCACCACGTTTCTTCGGCCCACCAGGGTTTTTCGGCCCTCCAGGATTCTTCAGCCCACCGAGATTCTTTAGTCCACCACGCTTCTTTGGCCCTCCAGGATTCTTCAGCCCACCAAGATTTTTCAGCCCACCACGCTTCTTTAGCCCACCAAGATTTTGTATTCAGGAGGATACTCCCGTGCTTACAGCGGACGGGTATAAGAAAGCAAAAGATATTGTTATAGGAGACACACTATCTACGCTAGACTTTGACGATATAACATACGGAGCAGACAATTGTTCGTTTGGAGATGTCACAGCAGAATGTTCAGAAATAGTAAATTCATGGTCAGTTAATGAGTTAAAGAATCATAAACTATTAAATTCTAAAATAACTAATATTTTAACTGAATCTCATAATAAAACTATGGTTATTAACGACGATCAAGATAAGAGATTTTCATTAAAAGAAGATGTTTTAATTTATAAAAATAATAAATATGTTATTGTTACAGTTGAAAACTTATCTGTAGGAGATTCTTTAGTTATTTACTCAGATGAATCTATTAATATTGTTCCAATAACTAGTTTAAATATTATAAAAGAGAAAACAAATACAATTCTTTTCTATAGAGAGCCATACGGCATGATTATTGCTGGAGGTATGCTTGCATACAATGGATGCCCCATCCATATGTTGACTAACTAGATATTAAATGCTAAAGTAGGAATATGAATAAAATAGAAATATTCCCAGGTATATGGAAATTTGAAAATGTTTTTGATACCTCGTTTGACGTAGTAAGCAAAATTGAAAAATCTGTCTCAAAAGGAGAGTGCTCCTGGACTAAAGCTCAAGTAGGGCTGGAAGAAACAGATACAGAATATAGAGACTGCTATGATTTTAAGCTAAGCGATTTAGGTAAAGATCACAAAATATATAAATATCTTTATGAATCTCAAAAACCTTACGTTGACGCATATTGTGACTATTATCAAATAAAGATGGGTTTTTGGGAATGGACTAATGTTGTTAAATATGGTCCAGGACAATATTTTAAAGAGCATGCAGATCATGGATGGTCATATATATCTACAGTCTCATTAGTTTCTTATCCTAACGACGATTATCTTGGGGGAGAGTTAGCTTTTCCAAAATTAAAAATTTTTGAAAAGCCAAAAGCTGGTGACCTTTATGTATTTCCCTCTACATATTTGTTTTCTCACATAGCTATGCCAGTAAGATCTGGCACAAAATATTCATTTGTAACAATGCTTGATTACAATGACGATACTCATACAGTAGAGTATGAAGACTACATAGATAGAAAGTACGGTATAAAATAATGTTTTCTCCTAACGCAGAATATTTACATTATGGAATTGTTGTCTATAGAGATGTTTTTACAAAAGAAATGGACCTTGTAAACAGACTAGAAAATTCTTTAAGTGAGAGCGAAGGTAAATATAAGTGGAATCAGTCTCAAACTGGTTATGCACATACAGATTTAAAATATAGAGATGCACACGATTTTAAAATTAAAAGAAATAGCGATGATAGTCTAATGCTATCAATGCAGTATGTTAATAAAGACAATAAAAAAGAGGCCGAGATAGAGTTAGAAAAAATTTGGGAAGACTCTTATAAGGCACAGCTAAAGCCAGTTGAAGAATATCGGAATGCTTTTGGACTTGCCCCATTAAACTATTGGGAGTCATTTAACTTTGTTAAGTATGGACCAAACCAACACTTCCAGGTTCATTCAGATCACGGATACTCCTACATTTGTGTGCTTTCTTCTGTTGGATATATTAATGATGATTACGAAGGCGGAGAGCTTTTCTTTGATAAGTTTAACTTAAAGATTAAACCAAAAGCAGGAGATCTTTATTTATTCCCGTCTTCTTATATTTATTCTCATGCAGCAATGCCAGTAACAAGCGGAACAAAATATTCAATTGTTACTATGTTAGATTATCTAGAAGCTCCACACACGCCAGACTATCGTGATATTGAAAAGAGATATACAGAAGGTTATGTATAAAATAAAAGCTTATGTTTCTTCTGAAGATGCTGCTACATTGTCTCCTTTACAGGCAAAACGTGAGTGGATGGAGCAAACATATGACAGACATGCGTATACTTGTTTTCCAGTAACTTTAACAAATACTCTTGGTTGGTCATTATCTTTTCCAGAAGACATAACTTTTATTTGGGATGGAAAATCAGATTCTAGTAAAGATCACGTAAAAATTCTTGCTGGACATAAATATTGCTACACAGAAAGAGCTAATGCAACTATAAGTTTTAAAACAGGATTAATTTTTAAAACTGAAGAAAATGTTAGCCTACTTGGAATGCCAGCCCCTAATTACTTTTTAGATGGGGCTCAACCTTTTACAACAGCAATAAGCACTTCTTTTTATACTGCAGAATTTCCAGTAGCGTGGAGAATAACTAAGCCGTATACTCCAATTACAATTCCAGCAGGACACCCAGTAATATCAATAATACCAGTGTCACTTGGCGAAATCGAGCTTTCAGAAATAGAGATGCTAAATAAAAACACTATGCCTATTTCTCCATATGCAGATAAATATAATGAAACAGAACATATTAAATATGTTGCAAGGCTTGCAGAAGAAAACAAGTGGACTAATTTTTATCGTGATGCTGTAGATTATTTAGGAAATAAATTGGGTAAACATGAAGTTAAAAGTTTAAAACTTAAGGTGGTAAATAATGCCAAAAATTAAATTTGGTTCTGCAAGACCTTATAATAATGAAGATGAGCACAAGTCTTTAGAGCCAGGTCCAGCTAAAAATTTTATGCCAAATTGGTGGAAAGATGCAACAAAATATTGGGTTGATGATAACGGAGATCCAATAATGGCAGCATACAATAAAGATGATGAACTAGAAAAATCTTTAGGGTTTAAATCTTGTCCAGCACTCCTAGATGTTTTTTCAACAGGATATGTTTTAAGAACTCCGACAGACATAATGTTTGCCCAGTATGATGGAGAGCCACATGTAATTATTGATCCAAAATATAAAGATTTTTGTGAAGCAAGAAGTAGCATGCCACAGTTTGAATATCCTCATGGATATAGCAAAAAGCATTTTCATTGGTGGCCTAATTGGGGAATACAAATGCCAGATGGATATAGTGCTTTAGTAACCTCTCCTCTTAATAGAAATGATTTACCATTTTTAACAGTTAATGGAATAATAGATAGCGATAGGTATACTTTGCCAGGCTTAATGCCATTCTTTTTAAAAGAAGGGTTTTCTGGTTTAATTCCAAAAGGAACACCGTTTGCTCAAATATTTCCGATAAAGCGTGAGGCTTGGATTTCAGAGATGGTATACTATAGTAATGACGAAATGTACGATAGGCACATGTCAATCGTATCAAAATTTAGAGTTAAATTTGGCGGAGTTTATAAAAAAACAACTTGGGTTAAAAAAAGCTATGAATAAGGAGAAAAAATGGACAATATAATTTCTTTCGATAGTGACGTTTTGTTTAAAAGCGCTCACGACGATGATATCATTCAAAATCATGATTCTTTAGAAGAGGGTAAGCATATTAGAACTGCTAGAAAGTCAATCACCCCTTCAGGTTATTTTGGGTCTGGTCCAGAGATGATAGGCGAAATAGAAAATTTTCTTACAGAAGAAGAGTGCGATTATCTAGAAAATTTTGCCAGAAACAATAAGATCTGGGACGTAACCGAATCTCATTATAATGAAAATGGCACAATTATTTATGATCACAGACCATGGGAAAATAGAGTAGCTACACTAAACACCTTAATGAAAGCAGATCAAAAAGTTGTAGACATGCTTCGTGAAGTAATAGCAAGATTTAAACCAGTTATAGAAGATTTTTTTGGTGTTGTAGAAGTTGAGCCAACAAACCCAGCTATAGTTAGATGGCCAGTAGGAACTTTTCAATTTCCACATGCAGATAAAGAATTACACGAGGGTCCAGATGCAGGAACTGAAAACGACTTCCCTTGGTATGACCTAGGAACAATATTTTATTTAAACGAAGATTATGAAGGAGGGGAGCTTCATTTCCCATTACAAAAAATTGCATTCAAGCCAAAAAGAAGAGCGGTATATTTTTTCCCAGGAGACAAAAATTATATTCACGGAGTAGATAAGGTTACAAAGGGGACAAGATATACATCTCCATGGTTTTGGACTATTAAACAATTAACAAAGGAAGACAAGTGATTAGTCAAGAAATTTTAGATAAATATCCAACAATTAAAGAGTGGAAAGACGACGTCTTTACTGTTGAAAATTTTATTTCCGAGCAAGAAGCAGAAGCTATGATTAAATATTTAGAATCATTAGTTGAAAGTGGAAGACTTAAATGGAATCAAATTTCTTTTTATGACTCTTTTGCAATGGGATTCTGGGACTCAGATCCTACTCTGCCAGAGTTTGGCCTACCAGAAGACTACTTTAACAGATTAAAGTTTAAATTTAAAAAGTGTGGCGAAGATATATTTGGACATAAATTTGCTGAAATTAGTTATCATGCTCAAAAGTGGGTAGAAGGAGCTTTCGCAGATTTTCATTCAGACAATTCAAAAGACGGTAAGCCAACAGCGTTTGAAAGAAGTCGATATGCTGGATTCTTATACTTAAATGATGATTTTGATGGAGGCATATTAAACTTTCAACATTATGATATAGCAATAAAGCCAAAGGTTGGCTTATATGCAATATTTAAAGGCGGACATGGTAATGAACACGAAGTCACTCAAGTCAAAAATACTAGAAGAGATAGATACACAATAGGATCTTTTTGGGATGACGCTAGAATGGAATATACAGACGAACAAAGGCAAAGATGGGCTGATGAATTAGCTGCAACTAGAAAAGAACAAGATTTGTCTTACGATCAATGGGCAAAAGACAAAGCTGCTGGAAATGCTCCAATTTATAAAGGTAAGGGTGAATAGTAATGAATAATGTTAATGTTAAAGATTTGACAGAAAATCTTACAATTTTTGCTGATAAGATATTTGTTTTTAAAAATGTTATAAATTTAATGGAAAGCTGGCCTAGAGAGCTAGAAGAGTTAGATGCAAGATTTGAAGATGAAAAAACATTTAATATAAAAGGAAACCCAT